ATCCAGCTCAGGGGTGAGGATCTCGATGTGACTCATTTCACGCACGCCTTGTGCCGCCACTCAAAGCGACGGCCCTTCTCGTGGATCACGAGTACACGCGTGCCAGGGAACACCTGCCGCTTAGGGTCGGTGTAGTCAATCACCTTGCCGCAGTCGGTGCAGTTGGTCACCGTCCATACCGGCGGCTTGGCTGCTCCTGCGCGCTTGGTCTTTACGCCTGCCATTGCAAAGCCCTCCAGATCCAGACCACTGTCGCTGCCGTGGTGAGCAGGTAGATGAACGATGGTGCCACACCGATGCCGCGCTTGATGCTCATTGGCAGACTAGCGAACACCACGAGAAAGAGCGCAGTGTTGATGACGATGAGCGTGATGCCGAGATAGGCGAAGCCGCTCACAGGTCGCACAACCCTGACAGGATTGCCATGCGATCCGTTGCCAGTTCGATGGCTCCCTCAATGGTGTCGCCCTGGAATGTCAGTTCCGACCCAGCGGAGTCAATGAGCACCACCGTCCAGAGTGGTGGCTCACCGACTCGCACTAGGCCGTCGTAGTGATAGCCGAGCTGCGCTGCTCTGGTCTCTAGTTCCGTTAGCGCGACATTGCTCATGATTCCTCCTCTGGGGATGCCGACCACTTGCCGTTATCCACCATGTATTGCCTGAGGATCGCGTAGGACTTCTCCGCTGTCAAGTCTGTTGTGTCGATCTGCAAGTCGTACTCGGTCTGGAGATAGCCGTGCTCGGTCACATCGGCTGCCCCTTGGAGCACCCCACGGCGCTCCGTGCGAGCCGCTGCGGAGGCGAACACACGCACGATGGTGATCCCTGGGATGTGCTGCCGGAGGAAGTGCGCCTCCAGCGGCAGACGCACATCGTCAATGGCGATGGGTCGCCCTAGCGGCTGCAAGCGCTGGAACGCGTCGTGCCATGCCTTGATCCAGAAGTAGGCATCCAGTTCGCGCAGCTGCGCGCCGATGTCTTGCAGGATCTCGCGGCCTGAGGTCTTGACATCCAAGCCTAGGCGGCGCTGCTCGTAGTGCTTGCTCTTGTCGAAGTCCACGCCGTAGGCGAGCGATGCCACCTCACGGATGGTCTGCGCGATTGGAAGCACGATGTAGCGGCTCTTGCGTCGCTCCTCCAGCATCTCTGCCAGCGTGCTCTTCCCTGACCCCTGTGGTCCGACGAATGCGATGTGTGCGCTCACTTCGTTACCCTCCTCACATACTCAATCCACATATGCAAGCGCCGCGGATAGCGCTCAATCCAAGCAATGCCGCCGTTGCAGACATTGCATAGCAAGCCCCTTACGCACTTGCCGCATGACACCATGCCTGGAGCCGATACCTCTGGGCAGCAGTTGTGGTCGTGATCGATATGCACGGCCTGTGACCGATCGAACTCAAGCGGTTCCTTACACGCCGCGCACCGGTCAGCCTGTGCCACCCTCAATGCGGCGTACTGGTCAAGCGTCAAGCCATGTCCTCTGAGCTGCATCCGCAACTTCTGCATAGCCCAGTTCTCAGGTGAGACCCTTTCTCGGTAGGCTCTTTGGTACAGAGCCTTGCGTGTTGGGTTGTCCTGCTTACGCGCTCCCATTAGCGCTTTACTCCAAGGATCTCGCCTAGCGGCGTGAGCCGTCCAGAGCCAGAGCGCTTAGGGGATATAGGGGTTCTATTCTGTTCTCTCTCTCTTTCTCTTTCTCTGTCCGTCAACCCACCCTCTTTTCGTGCTCGGTAGCGTTCTCCACGAGAGGTCGAGGTGGGGTCGACTTGATATCGAGAATAGTTCGACACGGCAATGACACCGTCTCCAGATTCGGTCAGCAGACCACTTTTCAACAGGCCTTCCACACCCCTAAACAGGCGTGCGCCGATGACCGTCTTGAGGTGCTGTCGGTTCTTGAACACTCCGCCGGAGCGGAGCAGCTTGACCTCACCAATGATCGTAATGAACGCGCGAAACTGCGTGTCAGTCAGCGCCGAGATCTCCGCATCTCGATGTGCGTTTGCTACCCACTTGAACCAAACCATTAGACCCTCCTCTTCGCGTATTGCTTGCCGTTTAGGTTATTGAGATTGAGCTTCTTTAGCCTTCGGACAAGCACGCTCACCGCATCTGCCGGCTTTTTGCCTGTGCCGCTAATCTGCCAACCTTCAATGTTTGCTTTGGCAATCCAATGAGATCCTTTCCTAGGCTTGCTGCGTACTACATCAACAGCGTTAGGCTCCGCTCCGAAGGTACGAGCGAGATTGTTGGCGTACTCAATCAACAAACCAGCTTCAGACATGTTCGCCGCAACAATGCGTTCGATGCGCTTCTTGTCGTGGTCCCTCATTCGAGCGATCAGCCGTGGCACATCCTTGCGTACTGTTCGGCCGTGGAAGGTGATCGGCTCTCCTGTCTCAAGCGCATCCAGCACCATTGAGGCGTAGGAGTCGCCGTCGCTTTCTCGTTCCATCTCGTCCTCCTGTGTTAGTGGCTGGGAGAGGTGGAGGTCGCCAGTCTCTCCCAGCCGTAGTTGATGCCGCTCAGATCAGAACGGCAGTGACTCCAGGTCGCTCTCGTTGCGCTCAGGCTCGCCGAGTGGCGCGCTCTGTGCGTTCACCCAGGCGATGCTGGGCTTGCGCTTGCAGAACTGGCCGTCGGTCTTGCCGCCGCAGGCATAGAACGCGTTGTACTCCTTGCCCATCTTGCTCACGCCTGCCGGCTTGAACTGCCAAGCCGTGCGGTGCTCTGGGCATTCGCCCTCTGCGAAGAGCAGGGCAGCCGCGATCACTGGATCACTCGTAGAAACCGAAGGCTGAGACACCTTCACAGAGTCCACGGAGAGGGGTCTAGGAGCCACGGAGAGCGGCGCTTGTACCCTAGGTAGTACTTGGACACTCCCTGAGACCTTTTCAGCGCTGTAGAGGCTCCTACCGATACCCAGTGCAGCCGCAGCTCGTCGGCGGCTATCGGTCACGCTGGACTTGATCGGCTCCTCGTCGCGCCCTGCGGCGTTCGGATAGCCGCACTCCTCAATCGTCTTAGTCACGCCCTCAAAGGTCACGATCAACCGACCACTCACCACTGCCGTGGCCGCATCAACCAAGTCCCACGTGAACGACCAACCCATTGTGCCGAAGACCTCATCGAGCCTAGTGTCAATAGCGCGCACGTCTGCGTATGTGTAGGTCATTCCTGATCGTCCAGGACGATGCCTCAGTTCCTCTGGCTTGAACGGTGCGGCCAGTGCCGCTGCGATTTGCTTACTCATTCTCTGGTCCTCCTAGAACCTCAATGGACTCCAGTTTGTTGACTGCCAGATTGCGCGAGTCCGCCTTCGCAATGTGACCGCTCTCGAATACCGTACCGATCTTCACCTCCTCCGCTTCCGCGAAATACTTAGTCGCATCCTTGACTCCTAGGAGCCACGCCTTCTGGAATCGCGTAGCGCTTGGTGCGCCGTTGCGATCCTCACCTGCTGCGAGCTGCAAGTGGACGAAGGCGTAATAGTCAACCGTCTGGTGGTCTTTGATGTAGTCAAACACGCTGACTGGATCGGATGCCCACGCAGCCTTGCTCCATGCCTTCGTCTTGACATCGACTTGTAGACCGCACACTTCGTAGTCGTGCGTGGTCGCGTCAATAAACTTGAACGGAATGCGAGCCTCCAGAAGCCCAGCCTCAAACACTGCCTGCCCAACGCAGCCAGTCCAAGTCGTGTTGCCGGCGGCCTTGTCCTTTCGGAACCGCAGGCGAGCGCTGGACTGTGCCGCCTTGTACATCTCCTCTGCTCGGACGATGATCGCTGGAGTGATCGCTACCTCAATCACGCGTCACCTTCCTTGCCGTGAACGCGGAAGACGCGCGCACCTGGTGTTTCTTTTGTACTCATCTCAATGATCTTGTCCCACTCGTTGGTAATGCCGATTTCAGATAGCACCTGTTCACCAAACATATAGCGCTCGCGCATTGCCAATGCGACTTGATGCCAATCAATCTTCACGCTCGCCTTGTTCTGCTTCCAAGTGGCAAGCCAGCCGTGACCCTTCACGCCTTCGCCCTCACCGATGGCTTCCTTGATGGCGATTGCCATCTCCTTGAGTGCAGCGTCAGCAGCCTCTGCCTCTGCCTTGGCTTCGATGTAGAGGCGCGCGATGTGATCGAGTTGCGGATCTGCCTTGGCGTAAGTGTTGCTGCTCTGCGGCTTGACCTCTGCGAGTGTGTCGCTGTCGTTGCCGGTCAGCGGCGGTGGAGTCTTGGTCTTGACCAAGTCCAGGAACGCCACGGCCTTATCGAACAGGAGTGTCTGGTAGATCGGATCAGCCTCTACGCGCTCAATGCGGAACACCAAGCCAGAGAGCAGCACGGCAACATCGCAGTACGACGCGCCAGTGATAAACATCTGCCACTGCACCTGATCCACATACTCAGGTGGCACTGGGTACAACTGCCAGCGGCTGCTCGTTGAAGTCTTGATCTCTACGAGACCGTCGGTGTCGCCCACGATGGTGCGGTCCAACGATGCCATCGCCCAACTGTGCTCTTTCAACCGCACGATTCCGTTGCTCTTTCGTAGCTTCTTGCCAGTCTCGGCGGTGTAGTAGTCGGCTACTGCCTGCTCTAGCAACTGCCCACGCTGGGCTGCTGCTCCGACTTCCTGCTCACCGACTTGACCAGTCAACTCTGCCCAAAGTCGGTACGCCGTCTTGTACGGCGATGTGCCGTTGATGGCGGTGATGCCGGTCGCGGTGATGCCGCCCTTCCGCATCTCGAACCACTCTGGACTCCGTTGCGGCGCAGATACAAACTCGTAGCGCTTGCTCACTTTCCCTCCTCTGCATCAAAGATCTTTCCATAACGCTTGATCGCTTTTAACGTTTTCAATTCAATGCGCCGCGCTTGTTCACGATTCATTAACCCCAGGGCGTCGGCTACCTCTTCGTATGTGCGCTGGCGACCATCATCTAAACCAAACCGGAGTCGCAAAAAACGTTCGTAAAATTCGTGCAAACCAGTCACAGGACGGTTGAGGTGTTTTACAACTTCATCGTATTGCTTGCTCACTTGAACACCTCCCAGACGATGACTGCCAGAATCCAGACGATCATCAACGCAACAGTAAACTCGAAGCGCTCCTGTCGGCGTGACTCTCGCTGGAGCTTCTCGTACTCGCTGCTAAAGTACGGCCGCACTACCATCTTGGGCGTGCTCTTACGATTGACTTTCACAGTGACCCTCCTACTACTAACACGATGATGAAACACGCGATGAAGATTCCGTAGCCGATACCGTCAATGATCGCCGACTTTAATTGAGCGGCTTGGATCGATTCTCTTTCCAGCGAGTCGTAATCAGCTACGAAATGTGAGCGAACTACAAAGTTCGCAACCCTTTTGGTCTTCATAGAATCTGTCCTCCTGTATTTAGGAATTGAAGACAACCGTTGCGTCACACGCATCGCAGGCAGTCTCGCCAAGCTCGTCCTCAACCCAGTCAGATAGGCGCATACCTGGGTTTACCTCAAGGACACTGATGACGCAATCTTGGCAACGCGCCTCGCCATCACCGGTGTAGCGGAACAACTTAGCGGCGCTCATTAGCGTGCCGCCTGTGCAGCGTAGGCTGCACGGATGTATGGCTGGATCACATTGATCTCATACGACGAGTAAAGATCGAAGTAGTCGCCAGTGATCTCGTATGAGGCAACCATCTGCTCAAGTACGAAACCATCAAGCACCGTGAAGGCGATGAGGTACTTGCCGTCTCGGCGAATAGTCAGCCTCCAACCATTCTTGTATGGCCGGATGGAATAGGTCTTTCCATCAGTGAACTTGCCCTGTGTGCTCTTTGTCATTTTGACCTCCTTGTCAGTCCAGCCGAGTGGCTGTGTCCTGCCTGACATAGGCATCATAGGGTCAACGGTTCGCGCCTGTCAACCATGTTGCGTGAGTATCTTTTATGCAGGGTGGATAGCCCCTGGGTGGGGAGGGACCACCCAGGGGAAGCCGCCTAGGACGGCTGCGACAAGTCCTCTAGAGCGAAGGCGATGAGGAGCCGTAGGCAGATGCCACACAGGAGCACCTGCTCAGACTCGACCTCCCAGACCCTGCTCTGTAGCTCACAGACCGAGCAAGTGCCGTAGGGGCGCTTGACTCGGACTGGCACGGTTAGTTGCGCTTGAGGCCGTATGCGCCATTATCACGGTCAAGCGCCTTGACCACGATGCCCAGTCCAGAGGCGAGACCGGCGGAGACGATGGTGCGGAAGTCGCCACCCTGGATGTCCAAGAGTGGGATGCCCAGACCGAGCGCCACCGAGATGCTGACCGTGAGGAAGGTGCGGACAAAGTCCAGCGCGATCTCATCGATCTGCGTGTTCGCGGCGACATACTTGATACCTGCCCAGATTCGGTTCATGCCCTTTTCCTTTCTAGTCGCAGCGGCTGCTGCATTGATGACGGCGAGACCGTCTGCGGCGAGCGCGCCCCAGTCAGCCTTGCCGATCTGATCCAACTGCGCCTGTACAGCGTCAGGTGTCTTAGTACCCTCTGCCACCTTTCGTGGCTCTGCGTGGCTCCTAGGTGCCTGTACGGCGATTTTAGGAGCAGGTGATGGCGTAGGTGCCGCAGGCACGATTGGCGCTACCGCAACTGGTGCAGCGACTGGCGCTGGCGCGACTGCCTTCTTGCCTGGGTGGGTGACGATGAGGAGGCACTTGTAGTCCACTGCGACCTTCTTCGCCTTGACCTTGCTGTTGGCGATCTGGCGCAACTGCGCCTCTGTGACCGGCACGCCGTACTTCTCAGCGGCGACCTTCTCGTCACGAGTCGGACACGCCCACTGCCAACCGTCAACAGGGTCATAGCCTGCGCTCGTCATATGGCCGTAGCCGTCGGTGATCTTCTTAGGGTCGGTCTTGGTCCAGTAGCGCTTCCAACCGTCGTGCCACTTGCTGATTGGTACGCCTGCTGGGTAGCCGATAGGCTGCTGCACCCAGACCATCAACGCAGCACCAGCCTTGGCAGCGGCGACTGCGTCTTCCCACGACTTCGCATAGCGAGCCTTGCCACCGAGTACGGCGACCGTCTGCGCGGCTTCCTTCAGTGAGCCACCGGCATCGCTGATCCCCTGCTTGTCCTTGCGCCCTGTCGCCTTCTCGAATGCGGCGACTCCCTGAGCAGCGGTGTAGTCCACGGTGTAGCCAGAAGCCCACGAGACTGCGGCCGCGCAGGATGACCAGGTGCAGTCATCTAGGATCTGCTTTGAGCCTTTGAGTTGCGCCTCTGCGTCAGCGTAGAGCTGCGACTTGACCTTGTACTTCACGCTGCGTTCTCCTTCTTGATCAGCACGGCGACTGCTCGACCGGCTGCGTCAAAGTCCAGAGCGGCGCTGATAGGGAATCCCTCCGTGCAGCCCTCTGAGTAGTCGTTGCCATCTTCGCCCTGCTTCCAGAGCGTGCCGCCGAAGGCGCTGTTCTCGGTGTT